CCGACCCTAACGCAGACCCGGAAGATGAAGACTCTACCTTCCATGTTCCCGGTATGACGGGTTCCCCGACCGGGGTGTACGATGGAAGAAATGCAGCCAATCACGTCTGTCAGGTCACCGAGAAACTGATTGACGATTTGACCGTTAAACAGCTTGCCATCTTTGAACTTGGTAACAAGTTTTCAAAGGAGCTTCAAGAGCAGAAGCAAGGTAAGTTCAAACCGACTACTGAAGTCGAGGAAGATAAACGCACTCGGACAATTGAACGTGTGTCTGACGTTCAGAAGATTACGCCCTCTCAGCACGGGTTACCTGAAGAGGTATTCGCCGCGAAGCAAGACAAGAAGATGCTGGTGAAGACCGAACACTTGAAGCAGGAAGAGAACAAGAAGATTCTCTACATCCTACAAGACAACTCAGGTTCGATGGGCGGTCAAGTAGGCTTCAGTAGCGGAGGTCGCAGTTCGTGCCATGGGCTTTATACGAGAGGCTCTCTATCTCAGTTGTTCTCGTTCGGGATTGCCCGCCGTGTTCGCGACGATAAAGGCACGCTGTTCCATCGCTTCTTCGCCGGGGCTCCGAGCGAGCTACGAGAAGCGCGAGGTAAAGCGAACGACTTCGAAGCCATGCTTGAGTGGATACGCTCAGCTTCTTTCGACGAAGGCTCAACCGACATTGACGCAGCCGTCAAAGCCGCTGTAGCTGACATTAAGAGAGGTGGTGGTAGTCTTGAATTGAGCGAGATATTGCTCATCACCGACTGCGAAGCAGAGTTGGACGCCTCCAAGTTTCCCGCTCTCTTACAAGGGTGTGAGCTTAACGTGCTTGATGTTGCCGGTAACGGTAGCAAAGAACATGCCGTCCTGAAAGCAGTCGCAACTAAGTACTATAAAGTTAACGAGTCGGCTGCCAACGTTAGCAAACTAGTGGAGCTTATATGATTGATGATAAAAACCACGGACAAGTAGACATTGACGAAATCAAGCGCCGTCTACAAGTGCGATATAACATCGAGGCCGACGAGCTTAACGCTCTCGGTATAACGAGCGAAGAACAGATACGCGAGTTTTACCAGAAGGTATGCCTTCGCTCAGTCGAGCTAGAGTCCGACGCCGAAGAAGACGACGGTAAGGACAAAGTTCCCGTAGACGGCTACAAGCTGCCCGCGCATTATGCCAGCAAGCTGCGTAGCACCAAGAAAGCTGACAAGAAAATTGAAGAGGACAAGAAGCGTCTTGTCCACGAGGTAGCACAAGCTACCTTGCATCCCGATGCCCGCGTCAGCTATGATGAAGTAAAGTCCGCTATGAAAGACGTAGCGAACATCGGCAGGAAGAAAGCAGTGCGAGCCGTTAAACCAAAACCAAAAGCGAAAGAATAGTATATGGCCAAAAAAACAAAACAAGACGTAGACGACATACCGGATGCAGAAATTGATGCCGAGCCCGTGGAAACAGAACTGCCGCCTGAGTATCAGGCAATCATAACGAAGGGTGACCGATTCATTCCGTTTGACCCGACTACAGACGACGGAGAAAACTTGGAAAACTACCTTGTGTCAGTGGGCGCGGCTCCTGAAGACGACGGTACTCCGTTTCTAGTAGGGGTTACTCAGTGGTGGGACTTGCAGACAAACAAGACCTGTGTCTATGCCGGTCGCAAGTCTGATGGGAGTCACGAGTGGAGAGAGTCGCTCACCGTTCGCCGGTTCGTTGTTGACCTCGAAAAAGGGTCACTGCTCGGAGAACTGAAGAACAAGTCTCGTGAGCGTAAAGCTGAAATCGAGACGAAGACAGCGGAGCGGCTAGCTGAGCTAATCCCCACTGATTCGCCCACGTTGGACAGCCTGCTCGAAGAGTTGGATTAGATATTTAACGTTGAACATTAACCACTAAGGCATGGGCCAAAAGCTCATGCCTTTTTTATTGCTTGCGTTTTCGTTAGAGGTGCGGTAGATATATAGGCATATCGTCTTGGTATGCCGAAGTTTCATTTCAAGAAGTCCGTAAAGAGCATAGACGCGAATAGGAGCCGTCGTATTAAGATGCGGCTTACGCGCCTATCTCAGTCCCGCCGCAGAGAACAGCTTAAGCAGGCTCAGCTACCCGCCCAGAAGCGCGGAGCTACCCGCCTGACCCTCACGGGCAAAATCCCTCTGAACAAGATGGGTAACCGCCGAGGGATGCACAACGTTCTCAATCCGCCCACGTCCGAGCAGATGAAACTGATTCGGGCCAAGCGAAAGATTTACAATAGGCAGATGCCTGTGCTTCAGTGTTCAGGTTGCGCCTTCGCTACCTCATGCCCGCAGTTTAAGGCAGGCTTTGAGTGTGCTTACCTCCCGTACCTGAATTCGCACAAGATTGAGTCTGAGGAAGACCTTATCGACTCGATGAAGAATCTATGCGAGGCGCAGATGTCTCGCGTACATCGTCAAGCGATGATGGAGACTTTAACAGGCGCAATGCCAAGTCTCGAAACAGCGGAAGCAATGAATCTTGCGTTCATGCAGTTGAAGACCCTCCACGACAAGATTACGGAAGGCGAGGTAGATGCTACGCTAGAGACGGAGGACGAGTCTATCATAGGGCGTTTATTCGGTGGGCTCGACGAGTTGGTAGACCATACTGCGGCAGCGAACGATAATCCTTTAGATGTTGCTCCCGCCTTGTCTCACTCTCCCGAAGCCCCGAAAATGCTTCCAGCGCCCTCACAGACGGTTAATCTAGAGCTTATACGCGAGCATACGAAAGACTCGCTAGCCCAGTCTGCCGGTAAGCGTCGCAACGAGTTTACCGGGAAGCCAAACACTAATACCGTTAAGGTTGTAGTTTCTAATATAAAGGTATGAGCATCGCAAGCAGCAGAGTCCAAGAAGAAGGCGCTTTTCCCGAGCAACAGAGGTACACGCAGTATCACGAAATTTACATGGAAGGGCTTCCTCCCGAACCTCCTCGTGGAGGCCCTGCGACCGACGCAACTACAGCTAACCGAACAATGGCAGTCAGGCGGGGAGTATACGGAAGCGGAACAATGTCTGAGGGCGCTCGAAAAGCGGCCCTTACGCAAGCCGACCCTCAAGGTAAAAACGGTGGTTGGCTGCCACAACAACAACAAGCAACCGAAGGTAACGTATGATTAACGAAGGACCAATTAAATCTCGTACTGGCAAGTCAATCCCTGTCCGCAACGGCGGTTACCAACCCGAGGACCGAGGTACTGGTCGAAGCACAGTTGGGAACAACGTCGCCAAGACGAATAAAGTTTCCCTGACCACCGGCGCCCAGTCCGGACCAAACCAAAAGTATATTAAGGACGAACTTCCGCACGGCCAATCTGGGGCAATCCTCTCGTAGAGGAAAATTCAACGTTAAATCTTTTCGTGGTTAAGCTCTTTAAGCTAAAGAGACGGAAGTCAAAGCTCGTAATTGCGGTTAAAAGACCCGCGATACGAGCTAAAACCGTCTTTATGTTCAAGCGCAAAGCCATACGTGCCTATAAGCCTGTATTGCGCTATAACGAGCCCGTACAAGCAGCCACGTCAAGACCTAGCCCAAGCCTAAAGACGCGCCATATCTTAAATGCCGCGCATTGCGACCCATCCAAGCAACTAGCCCTAAAGCCGCTTATTACCCGTATAGTGGCCCTTGCGCAGACCCTAGCCGAGAAGAAGTTCTTTCCCTATCAGGTTGAGCTTACTTTTCGGATTGTGGAATCGCTTCTTATCCGTGACGGTGATGTTATTACCTGCCTCATGGCGCGGCAGATGGGTAAGACCGAGTCAATCGGCGCAATCGCCGCAGCCATCGCTTTAATCCTCCCTAGGCTCGCCAAGCAGTATCCCGAGTGCTGGATGCTAAACCTCACAGATGATGAGGGCGTCTATCGCGGATTTGACCAAGGCGTTAAGATTGGAATTTATGCCCCTAAGAAAGAACAGGCTAATAACCTATTCGACCGCGTTCAACGGGCACTCAGCACTGACGTTGCAAAGAAGGTGCTCTCCGAGCTTCACATTACTTTTGATACAAGGAACGGTAATCGCGTCAAACTTTCCAATGGGAGCAACATTCTCTGTGAGTCCGCTTCCGAGCAGTCTAAGATTGAAGGTGCTACTCATCATTTCCTCCTGTTGGAAGAGTGCCAAGAAATCAATGACGGCAAGATTAAGAAGTCTTTGCACCCGATGGTTGCCGCCACGAAGGGGACAATCGTAAAGATTGGAACAGCGACAACCTACAAGTGTGACTTCTATACAAGCATCCAACAGAATGAAAGGATGCAGCTTGTAAACGGCAAGCGTAACCATTTTTTCTTTCCCTACTCAATCGGCACTCTGTCCAACTCCCTGTATCGTGACTATATTGAGAAGGAGAAGATTCGTCTCGGGGAAGAGTCTGACGAATTCCAAACTTCGTATTGCGGCCATTGGATTTTCGAGCGCGGGATGTTCGTTACCAAGGAGTCTCTGTTTGATTCTCAGGTTGCACAAGTAGAAGGGCCGTGGTCGATAACTTATCGAACCTTCCTGCCTCGGGCGCTCAAGAACTACTCAATCGTTGCGGGTATCGACTGGGGCTCGTCGCACGATTCTACAGTTGTCACCTTAGTAGCTGTTGACTGGACGCAGCCGTCTGAAACTGGTGTGCTGTTTACAGACGATGGAGAGAAAGCTTACACGTTCTATAAAAAGCATATCATTGGGTGGATTGAGTTCCTCGGCGATAATTACGAGTACCAGTTCCATGAAATCACCGGGATGCTTGACACCATCCCTGCGTTAAGGAAAATAGTCACTGATTCCAATACTTGCGGTAAACCTATCTTCGACCGCTTGTACGCCCACTACTCAGGCAAGCGCGTACATGTAGAGCCCTTCAACTTCCAAGCCCGTTTAAAGAGCGACGGATACAAAGCGCTCTATGGGGACATCTGCGGTAAGCGCATTACCTTTCCTGCATCGCACTTAGTTCGGCGCACCCGTGAGTATGCCAAGTTCATCAATCAATGTTTGGACTTGCGCAAAGAGTATAAACAGGGTTTAATGCACGTCGCGCACCCAGAAGAGAAAGGGTCTCACGATGACTATCCTGACGCTTTGATGATGGCGAACTGGGGAGCCAACGATTCGACCACCGCTGTAAACTTTCAGGTTCACAATAATAATCCCTTCCTATGAATTTTCTTACATCGTACGGTGTCGGGCTAATGGATACGCTGTTTATTCGGCGTGATAACTTTGTTGGGATTACTGATAAGTACGCCTATCCCATAACTCAGCAGAACGCGCTTGAGGCCGCTAAGAAAGGCGACAGCTTCTTTGACATCACCGGGGCGTTGACAGAAACCTTCCGCGATTTCGCTACGCAGCGTATTAATCGCTATCGAACTAACTGGAAGTTCTTCAACGACTGGCAGTATTTCCATGAATACGACCCTGATGGTATTCGAAAGCTCGTAATTAACTATTGCTCTAAGAGTGTCAACCTTGGGGCCGATTGGATTGTGGGAGGCGGCTATAAGTTTATCAGCACAGAAGGCAACGAAGAAGTTGCCGGTGTAATTGACGATGTTTTCGAGTCAAATGGAAAGGCGGAGCTTCTCTGGAAAGCTGCGCAGTTCGGTGGAGTGACTGGCGATGTTTTCTTTTATGTCACTGTCGAGCAAAACGACATCGACGGTAACGAGCTTCCCAAAGAGCAGTGGAAAGTCCGTATCAACCCGCTCAATCCAGCGCACGTCTTTCCTGTCTGGCACCAGAACAAGCCTGACCAAATGGCCTCGTGCCTGATTCAGTTCCCAACGATGATGGATAACGGCTCTATCTCGTTATTCAGCTTGCAAATCACGCCGCAGTATTTTCAGGCATGGGTTGACTACGAGGACCAAGGTCGCAAGCCCAATCCTTTCGGAAGAGTGAATGTCGTTCACGTTCCGCACGAAGTTATTGCGAATAGCCTTTTCGGTATCGGTGATATCGACATTATTGGAGCACTCAACCAAGAACTCAACGTCACGGCTGATACTATTCGCCGCGTTATTAAATATCACGGCGAGCCCACCACTATTATTTTTGGTGCGCAGGTTTCAGAGCTTCAGCGCGGTTCTGGAAAGGTTTGGTCTGGTTTACCAAAGGACGGTAAGGTTGAGAATCTCTCGCTTAACGCAGACCTTGCCACTATCTTTCAGTGGTATAAGCAAATCAAAGAGGAAATCTCAGTGAAGGCTGAGATACCCATGTTCGTGCTCACTGGCGGCGATTCAATGCGCGTGTCGAATACTTCCGGCATCGCAATGCAAATGTTGTTTGAGCCGCTTATCAGCCGCACCACTCGCCGACAGCGGAACTATCGTAAGGCTCTTGTCGAAGTAGCCAAGCTGGTGCTCATCGCCCATCGTGATGTTCTAGGTGACGATGTAGCTGCGCTAGCCGACAACCCTGAGCAGCTTTTTAATTTAGGTGTTGAATTTGAATCGCCGTTGCCGGTAGACGAGACAGCAGAGCTTAACCTTGCAGTAGGGAAAGTTCAGAACGGATTCTGGAGCCAAGCTGAGGCTATCCGCCGAATCTCGGGCGTGTCGAGTCTTCGCCGCTTGTCTCTGGAACTCGCCGCTGATAAACGCGACAAGCTCGCCAACACGCTTGAGACGGCTCGTGCTACCCAAGGTCAAACACCTATCTTCTCTTCCGTGTTCCTGTCTTCTCCTTTCCTATCGGAAGACCTTATGGATACGGCAAGTGCGCAGAACGATGCGCAGCCGGATGTTCCTCCTCCGCCCGCGCCGGTAGTTGTAGCTCCAGCAGCGCCAACAGCTACCGCAAAATAAGGATAACTTTTTACTTGCGCTTATCCTAGAGATAGGGTAGATAGCGGGTAAGTTCGGTAAAACAATCAAACCAGAAAGGTATACAAATGCCTCAGATTCCAATTCCGCCTGTTGGCGACACTAACGCCGCGACTAGTACCTACAGAGGTTCTTTCGATGCAGCCAGCAAGATTAATGCAGACGCTACTGTCGGTGCCGAGAAGAACGGCACTGTCGAAAACAAGTCTCCTTCGGAGCCGACGAAAGCTCCCGCGCAATACGGTGTGACCGAACGGCACTACGATGATGCCTCGACTCGCCCGTCAATCCCGGTGAGCCCGATTTAATTCGGACCTCGCCAAAACCAACACTGAAAAAATTTAACATTAAATCTCGATATGCTTAGAAGTCAATTCGGACACGGTATTCTTTTGAACCCCGACCCCGGTGCAGGTGGAGGCGGCGCTGCCGCAGGTGCTCCCGCAGGTGGAGGCGAGGGAACAATCACAATCGCCGAGCGCAATCAAGCGATTGAAAAAGCACGCGGAGAAGAGAAAGCAAAGCTCTACCCGCAGATTCAGGCTCTTACCGAAGAGAAGGAAGCTCTTAAAGCCAAGGTCGCTCAGCACGCTGAGAACGTGACCAAGCTCACTGAGCAGCTTGCTTCCCTTAAAGGCAAGTTCGAGGCTCTTGAGAAAGCCAAGGGCGCGAACGGTGAAATCGACATTAAGGCCCTCATCACTGAAGTCACTACGCGCGTTCAGCAGGAAACTGAAGCCAAGTACAAGCCGGAGTTGGACGCTGTGCGCGGCGACATCGGTGCTATGCGTGCGGAAAACCGCAAGCTCACGCTTGAGCAGTATAAAGCCAAGCGTATCGGTGAAGTGGGCGCAGAGAATTTAATCGTTCAGTTGGTTACCGGCACGAATGAGGCCGAAATCGACGCAGCGATTGAGAGTTCGAAAACCATTTTCGAATCGACGAAAAGCAGGATTACAGGCGGTCAGGCTCCGATACAGAATCCTCCCGGACAAGGCCAAGGCCGAACCGCGCCTCCTGTTGTACCAACTGCCACCGGTGCCCAACCAGCGGGCGGTGGTGGTGCTCCCGGAACCAATGGTCAGGGAGTACCGGAAGTGCGGAATATGTCCCGCCAAGAGTGGGCCGCAAAACGCGGTCAACTCAAAGAGGAATTCGCGCAGCGATACGGGCCGAAGTAATCTTCGGCGCGAGCAGTGTTTAGCGCATTGCTGGACTTTTGCAGTTTAATCACAACCAAACAATCGGAGTTTAAATTATGGCTCTCAATGTAAACAGCGTTGCCGCAAGTACCGGCAATTTCGTACAGCTTAACAACGCCATCCTGACCGTCTGGGCAAAGGACATTCTGTTCCAAGCTCAGCCTCAGTTGCGCTTTGAGTCTGTGTGTCAGCACCAGACGGAGTTGAATGTCCTACCGGGCAATCTCATCAACTTCCTCAAATTCAACTCGCTCACCGGTTCACCGGCCTTGGTGGAAACCACTGTGATGAGCACGGACACGATGAGCACCAGCACCATCGGTATCACGGTTACGGAACAAGGCAAAGCCGTTTCCGTTTCCGAATACCTGTTGCGCTCCTCGTTCGTCAACATCATGGACCGCGCCTCGACTCTCTTGGGTATGCACTATGCCAAGGGCCGTGACGCGCTTATCCGTGATGCCCTGCTCGCCGGGACAAACGTTCTCTGGTCGCAGCACGGTGGGGCCGCGACTTCTCGCGCCAACCTTACCGCGAACAGCACCTTTGACGTGAACCTCTGCCGGGACGCGGCTGAGACCTTGTCAATCAACAAGGCTCCTAAGTTCAACGGCGATGCGTATGTGTGTTTCGTGCATCCCCATCAGGGCCGCACCCTGCGTGCTGACCCGGCGTGGATTGACGTGCGCGTGTATGCTCAGCCCGACCAGATTTTCAACGGGGAAATCGGTCGAGTCGAGGACATCCGGTTCATTGAAACGACTCAAGTTCCGCTCATCAAGCAGAACACCCAGAACATCTGGGCTGACGGTTCGGACACCGGCACAACGACTTCGCTACCTGCGAACACCGCCACGGACGTTTATCGTTCGATTGTTGTTGGCGACTTCGCAGTCGGTATCGCCGAGTCGCTGCCTGTCGAAATGCGCGACAACGGCGTTGTGGACTTCGGACGCACGCACGCCCTCGCCTACTACGGCATCTGGGGCGCAGGCATCATTGAATCCGCGTTCAGCGTGATTTTGGAGACTGCCTAATAAGCAGCCTGCATCGAGTCTGGCCCACGAGTGGTAAGGGCGTTGGCCAGTTTATTCAACGTTAAATTTCCAATTCGAAAAACCAAAACTATGGGTACACTCAAAAAGCTTAGTCTCTTTGCGGCGGCAGTCTTCGGACTCGTCGCCCTTTCCGTTTACGCGGGCAGCACCGGCGGTGATGTTTCTGACCGTCTGCTCAACCCGAACACCGCCCCTGACTATAGTCAGCGATTGAAAGGGATTGTTGTTCCGGCTGGCGGAGCCAACTCCAATCTCGTCCAAGTCAGGATTCCGAAGGGCAACATTATGTTGCTTCGGTCCAAGATTGTCGGTGCTGCCAGCAGCGGTATTCCGTTTGAAGTCGGTAGTTCAAACGCAAATACCACGGCTAACTCAGCCACTAACCAGAACGGCGGTATTGTTAACTTCTATAACGGTACTCCTGTTACTGTGTTTGTGTTGACGAACGACCCAAACCCGTTGGCAATCCTGCCGTCTGGTTTGAGCGCCAACACACTCTATTACGCACGGTCTAACGACCAATTCAGTGTCGTGCTCTACGATACGCAAGCCCATGCTGTTGCGGGCGGCGCTACCGGCCAAAAAGCACTGACTACTACAGGCACAAACTGGTGGGTGTACCCGGGGGCTCTGAACTCGGTTACCACCACGGAAGGCATGTATAAGTGTATCAACAATGTTTTCGCCACGGTGGGCACTCCAGCTACGAATGTCTATCGCGACGAAACTGCGCTCAATTGCGCTGCGGTAATTGACGGTACGACGAACCTTGTTGACATTACCGGCTCCGCAGACGCGGTTATTCCGACGGTTTTCCGGGTTGATTACGAGTACTGGCTCTACAGCTATAACGAGTAATCGGGGTCTTGCATACTTGTGGTGGGCGGGTCATTAGTGTGGCTCGTCCACTGCTTTAAATCGAAACTAAAGCACAATACGAAAGAACGATATGAAGGTTGTCTCCAAAAATAAAATGAAGGCCGCGAAAGCTGCCCAGACCGGCGCTACTGAAGAAGCTGCCGAGGTAGTCGAAACCGTAGCGGAAGAAACCGCGATTGCTGAAGAAGCAACTGAGGCCGACGAAGTCGAAGAAGCTGGCGAGGAAAACAAGGCTGCTGAGGCCGACCCCGCTGTTTCTGCCAGCCCCGCCACAACGACACACAACATAGGCGGGGTTCCGCCCACTGTGTCTTTGAAGAAGAAGGAAGGCTATGTTACTTTCGCCTGCACGCGCAACATCGACCCTCCTCCGCGTATCGGGAAGTTCGACGTGGGTCACGAACTCAACATCCGAAAGATGTCCGTAGGCGGACGTTACGCGCTCCCGGCTCATGTTGCCGCGCATCTGGTTGACGCCGGTGCCGGTGTGATTGCCTAACTTTACCCAATACCCCTCTATGTCCAATTTCGCTGACATGGTTGCTGAGTTGACTCAATTGGCCCAGATTGAGTCCTCGGAGAATTTTGACGAAACGGTCTTAGAGGGGTACATTCAATCTGCGTTGGCGCAGCACAATAAAGCGCTAACGATTACGTCTCTCCCAATCGAGCAGGAAGAGCCTGTCTTGACTCTCGCATGGATTAAAGTCTGTCTTGTTCGCGCAGCTAAAGCAGCCAAGGATTCCAGTTTGGGCGGCGCTAGCGGCTATAGTAAGGATGCCAATTCTCCTTACCAGAAGAACATGGACATGGCCAAGCAGCTTTGGGGCCGATACCAAGAGCTATGCACCAACCTCCAAATCGACAAAGACTCTGTCGTTGTAGGTCAAGTCTTTGTCAGGGACCATTTGTTCGACGCCATGGTTCCGCTATTCCAGAACCGCAAGGGCATTGAAATTAACTTAGTGTGCGATAAGGCGTCAGGCAGTGATGTCATTTTGCGCTGGAGCATCAATGACATTAGCGACCTTAACAAGCTGCTCCTCTACTCTATTGAAGGTAGCGACCCTATCTACCAAGAGTGGAACGCCTACTCCGCAACGAATACGGCCAACATCAACGACAGTGCCGTTTTGGTGCAGCAGATTTTCGACACCACAATAACGTCCCTGAAAATCACGGACGTTGACCTTTCGAAACTAAATCGTTTCTTGCTCGTGGCTAGGACCAACTCCTACAAGTATCAATACAGCAATGAGCTTGTCGTTAACGGAATAACAGACACAACAGTTGATAATATGACTGGAAGCGTATCTATTCCACAGAATGCGACCGAGGTTGTCGTTACCGGCCTCGCTTTGCCCAACCTTCCTGCCAAGGTGTTAGTGCAAGTTACTAAACCCGCAGGCCAGACCAATATCTTTGCCACGCCAGTGCAAGGAACCCTTAGCACCGACGGGTTCACTGTTGATTTAAGCCAAGCGCCAACCGTGTCAGGGTATCAGTTGGAATGGGTCATCACTTTCTAGAAAATTTAACGTTGAACTTTTTACCTATGCGAAAAATCCAGAGTTTCCTTGTCTTCGTTCTGTGCCTGCTTTCCCTCTCAGGAATCGCAGGCACTATTGGTAGCTACCCTGCCGCCAGTGTCCTTAACGGAACCGACGATTTCATTATCGAGCGCGGCCCCGGCACTGCTAACTACTCTGTGCCGTGGTCGCTTATTCAAGGCTATCTCGGAGGCCAGCCGCCCACTTCTAATCTAACCAATTGGTCGGGGCTGAACACTAACACCATGTTACGCGCTCCCGGCTCTTCTGTTAGCGGCAATGTCGTCGCTTTTGGGGCGCAGTCATACCTTAGTCTTGACTCCGGAATAAGCGCCTCTGCTCTGATGTATAATGGGATGAACAGCGACTCCACGATTAACGGAAACGTCACTCTGCTTACATTACAGGCATCTACTGTTAAGTCAGGCCATTGGCAGCTTAGAACCAACAATATTCCGGGCTCTATTCTCGACATGTCTCTAAATGTCGCCGATACCGACTTTGGAACCGCCGCACCTTTCTTTCTTACTAACGGCCAGTTCCTCGCACGAGGTATTACCAACAATGGTAACTTTACTAACACTGGCGTCTTTAGCAGTGACGGGAACAACTTCTTTTCAGATGGGTCCAGCGGCAACGTTACTGCGAACAGCTTTAGCGCTTCCTCGTTCTTAGGAGCCGGGACTAATGTTCTCGCGTACGCTCAAGTGGGAGGTATCCAAGGAGCCGCCGTCGTTGAGGGCTCGCGCTCTAATCGACTCGCCTACGCGAACAACGTTGTCATGAATGTCCTTCTCGCCGGTGCCTTGGGCGGAGCCAATGACGACACCGCCGCTATTCAAGCTATGATTGTGCCCGGGGTAACGCTCCGTTTTCCAGCAACGAACTACACGATTAGCAGCTTGAACCTGACGAACAATATCCAGCTTTACGGATACGGTGCCCACATCAACATGAAGTTCGGAGCAACCATTACTAACGAAGCACTGTTCAGTCAGGTTCCGCGCTTGACTAACATTCTCATCGAAGGATTTACTTTGGACGGCGGTAGCTACGCGACCAATAACGCTTTCGCAGGTGGCGTTAATGGAGGCTCTACCAACCGCCAAGCAATCAGCCTAGATGTCAATTCGCGAGGCTGTATTTACCGCGACCTTATCATTCAGGGTTTCGATAGAGGGTTTAACGTCTACGGGACTAATAACGGGAGTTTCACCGTCTTTGAACTCGGCAATCCCTTTATTGAGAACAATGAGCTACTGTCGAACTATTTTGGAATTTACGCAGTTTCAACTAATTCCGCTAACGTAGTGGAGTACTTTGACCTCACTCAGAATCACGTCCACGACAACACTATCGGCTTTTGGATTGGAGGCGGCAATATCGGAATCGTCAATAACAAAATTGAAGAGAATTTCGACGGGATAATCATCGACGGGGTAGGCTCTAATCCCGGCCACAGTATCATTGCTAACAACTCCATCAACCATAACGGCGGTCCCGGTGGTACAGGCAACGGGAACGCTATTATCGTTCAGAACATTGCCGTAACTAAAGGTGAGGACATTTACGGAAATACCTTTTTCGCAGACAGCCAGATTTTATTTAGTAACGCCATAGGCAATTCATTCCACCACAACCTAGGTATCAACTTCGGAATTGTTGACGGGGTTAGCGGAGTTTCCGGCTCAACAAAGGGTCCGAATTTTGTCTACAACAATCTCTATACCGGCAACTGGTCCGCACAAGGCGGCAACGGTATGTTCATTATTGACTGGCAAGCCGCTAATGCGTCACAGCCGTTCGACCAAACCACTAACATTGAGCACTGGGGGAACTTTTCAACAACCGTGCTAGGGGATGCTGACGGCTACGGGGTTAATCCATACACGCACGTCACTAACTACAACATCACGTCTTTCAACTCAACCAATATAGGTATCACGATTGTAAGTAACGGAGCCAACAGCACTGCCACTTGGTCTTTCGGTCTTAACGTAGCCGGTTCGTGGGACATCTTTGATACCGGGGCCGGGCACACTGTTGCTATCCGTGACGCTACGGGCGGTATGTACGAGGAAGACCAGAGTAACACGCAAATCCATCACCAGCGCCATTATGCCGCAGGTAACAATAATGACTGGTCAGATGTCTACCTCACCGGAGGTATATACACTTCGTCCGCAACCTACGGCTCCGTGGATAGCCTGACCCGTATTAATCAAGGAGCGCCCGCTAATATCGCAGCGCCCTATATCGCGGCCAGCGCCGCCAGTATGATTGACTTTCCGCCCTACGGTCCTGATATTTGGGCAGCGCAGCCGCATCCTTGGATGGGTGTTTTCACCGACTACAACGACACGGGCAACCCTACCTATAACGGAGGTAGCTTCCCCATTTACACGAACATTGTAAATGTTGCCAAGTGGTTTCATACTAACTCCACGTGGACCAACTACTTTTTAGCTGCCGGTATTCAGGCGACTATCTGGGGCGACCAAGGATGGAATACAAATCGCGACGGAAACGGCTTACTACAATGGCGAGCGGACATCTTAACAAAAAACGGAGCCTCTAGCGGTTCCAATCTTGTTGCGATGATTAATACGAATCAGGTTAAGCTTGGCTTGCACCTATACCGCGACCTGCAAATGTGGAACATGTATAACGGGGATACCGAGCGTGTATTTCAAGGTAATACGTACTACGCTTACCCTTCAGGTGGATTCTCTGGCGGCAGTCCCCTTTGGAGTGTTATGACTCCCGATACTATCCGCCGTGATATTGACTGGTTCTACTCGAACCAGATTCCGAAGATTATTATTGCTGAAAATGGGCTTCTCTCTCAGCCGTTGGAACAGCAGATGGCTGCTTTTGACTGGGCCGTTTTATACCCAGATGACAACGAAGGCCACCTTTACTGGAAAAACATTGCGAATAACGGTTCCTACTTCAGTGGTGACGCAGGTACAGCTATTCCGAGTGTTTATACGCTCCCTATCAGCAACCAATTAGTAGTTTGCGGCTTTATGGACAAGCCGTCCATTCGCTTTCCCTTCATGGTCAATAACTATGTCGGGGACCAAGGTTCCAGCGAGCCGCTCCCTAGCGGAGCTGATAACGGACTTACAAACGCAATACTTGAGTTCCATACGCTAATGGTGGAAGCAACGAACTGGCCCGCGCACGGGGCATTGGGAGAGTTTACTCAGTACGATGGTAACAACAGTGCTTGGACAATGGCCAACATTAGTAACTCTCTGCCTTTCGGCTTAATGGGCCACTTTAACATGTATTATCAGGTAGACACTAATAAGTGGAGCTTCAACACAAACATCTTGATGGCCTCCACCATGCCGATTTATTTAAGCTGTTGGATGGATAACACTTTAGCGCAGCCCGTCAGAATCTTTGACGACCATACTAACGCTCTGTGGGTGCGCCCGATGGATAACGGAGCATTCCTTGTCCTTGCTTGGAACGCGACTTCAGCGACCACAACTAACATTAGCCAAGGTATCACCAATAATCCAGCAGGCGGTACGAGCTACGGCCTTCTTCCAGCCAACGAAGTGTTCACGGCGACCAATGTGGAAAACAATACTGCGTTCAATGGCGGACTAGTGACAAACTTTTACACTAACGCCTTGGCAGGTAGCTCGCAGAGTTTTGTGTATTTGAAGCCATTGAGGTTTGCAGTAACTAACGCGGGAACTGTATATTATACAGGACCACTATTCTCTGTCCCGTCTCCATGATTGATGTAGAAGCAAGAGTAGCCGAAAGGCGAATAGAGCAGACCGTCAGGGAACTGAAGTATGTTAGTTCAAACTCGTTCCTTGCCGGTCTTGCTTTGCGCCAAAAAGCGGACGAGGCGTTAAGCTATCTTAAGTCAATTTTTCCCGAAGGTTCTGGAGTAAATGACCAGAATGAGTTCGGGATGCACCTTAAGGACGGCTTCTTTGCTAACTACTATGCCGAAGGCGCTAAGGTTGGCTTCACTATCGGGCATCAGTTATCTAGACAGAAGAGAGCGCAAACAGTTTTGCGCTCGCTCGATACCGGCTCTCAAGAGTTCAGCTACATAGCTCAAAGCACTTTTCACTTTTTAGCGGACCCTTCCGCCCTCGGTCGAAGACGTTCTAAAAAAGCTGCTAACATCTGGGTGACGATTTACGAGGGTCAAGAAGTTCACCGAGGAGCCCGAGAAGGTGTTTTTTATACCGATAGAACTGAAGAGTTCATCGCCAGAACGATACTCCCGGAAGTTAAACAAGAGTGGTCTGAAAAAGTGGCCGCTCGTTTTGAGGCGATAAAATGAGAACGTTAACTACTTTAAGGGACCAGCTTGCCAAGCTCGTTAAGAGCATTACCGTCGCTAACGGCTATAGCACCGACCTTGTCAGCAAGAATGTTTTTAAGGTCTACGCGCCTGCTCGCCTCCAAGATAAGAGTGACGGTTCCTATCCAAAAGCTTTCATAGTCACAGATAACGGCACACGCACACGGTTAGCCGCGAGCCAAAAAGATAGGGTCACAAACTTCCTAGTAGTGTTCGTGGGGAAGGTTGTTGCCAAGGGCGCTGACAACGACCCTCTAGCTACTGAGGCGCTCGCATTTAACTTTGTGGACGACCTTGAAAAAGCATGTGATGCGAACGATACCCTATACGGGTTTGTGTTTAATGTTGAAATGACCAACTTTACCACAGACTCGGGCTTCACGTATCCTGAAGCCGTGGCAGTTTGCCACGTCCAAGTATTCGAAAAAGGAGTCCCTGTTCCGCAAAGTGACGATATTCAGGATACGCAGGGCGACCCGATTCAGTCGGTTTAAGGAAATTCAACGTTAAATATCTCTTCAGAAATAGCTTGCTGAAAAGTATAATTCTGGTAGGGTTATCATTAACAACTTAACTTTAAGGATAAACAATCTATGAGTATCGCAAAAGGCAGTAAGAGTGCCCTGATTTACGCGCTCGAATCTACCCTCGGAGTTATTCCGACCGCAGTTACCTACACGGGGCTTCAGTTCAAAAATGAAAACCTTGTCGAGAATATCGGCGAGTTCAAGTCGCAGGACATTCGTCCTGACCGCACCGTTCCCGGTCTTCGTGGCGGTAACATCGAGTGCGGCGGTGACGTGACCTGTGACTTCGGTCTTCAGCGTCACATGCTGTTTTTCAAACATCTTCTGGCGGGCACCGTCGTTAAGACAACGATGTCCACCGACAATTCTGGAGGCATTCAGATTGCCGCTCTCACCGCCCAAGTATACACCCGAGGGCAGTTTGTTAAGAGCACTGGCGGAATCTTTGTTTGTGAAATTGGAGGAACAGTTACCTCCGGTGACGTGAGTGCCGGTTTAACTATAACCGCAGTCGGGACACAGCAATTGACCAACACTCGTTGGGCTTGGGTTCACGCTGACGGAACAGGCACTCTGCTCTATCAGTATGTGATTACTCCGGGCGCGAGCTTCCCGACTGTCGGGCTCGCGTTTGAAAAGCAAATTATTGGCGGCTCGTCCGCAGAGTATGTTGCTTTCAACGGCGGTCGTGTCAACTCGCTTGACCTGAACATTCAGCAGAAAGGTGTGATTGAAACAAAGTGGGCACTTCTGTTCTTTGGTTCACAGTCAAGCAGCGCCACGATTGCTAACCCCAGTGGCACGCCTGCTTACCCTACCGAAGACCCTGTTGCCGGTTACGATGCGTTCATTTCTCTGAATAGCGGTCAAGCTGTTCGCCCGCTCACTCAAGCGTCTTTGAATATCACCAACGGAGTTGACGGTAACTGCTTCGTGCTCGGTAGCCGCAGCCGTATCGACCTCCCTGAAGGCGAGCGCATGAATACCATGAAAGTGACGACTTACTTTCAAGACGCAACCGAATACAACTTCTTCAAAGGGGAGAACATCATCCCGGTTGACTTGTCATTCAGCCACGGTGGTGACTTTATGGTTATGCACTTCGGTGAGTGCAAACTAACCGGCTCCGGCACTCCGCAGATTACCGGCCCCGGGCCGCTCACTGCTTCGTACAATATCGACGCCTTCCGCGAGACGGGCTCGATTGACATGACTTTGACCCTGTATTCTGTGGTCAATAATCTTGTGACCTAAATCTGGCGCAGGATACCGCAACCAAAACTGAAACAAGATAAGCTATGGATACTAAAGAGAACACAACGCCCGCGTCAATTAACCTCGACAGCCTCATTGCAAAGGACAACCTTGAGGCTGTTGTTGAGTTCCGCAACGGTTTGAAATTCAAGGTGCGTTTCGTCACGAAAGTCGCACTCAACAATTTGGCAAAAAGCTGCACCACTTATAAGTGGGACCAGCGTGCCAAGTCCCGCGTTCCTCAGTTGAGTGTGGATGCCTTTGTTGAGCAGTTCTGCGCCCTCGCTGTTAAGGACTGGGAAGGAGCTACCTTGAAAGTGCTCCAGACCCTTGCGCCAATCAGCACCAAGGGGATGAGCGAAGAGCAGGTTAATTCCTCTCTTCCCTTCAGCCAAGCCAACTTGGTTACGCTGATGAAGAACAGCACCGACTTGGACGAGTTCCTGCAAAATGTTTGCACGGATATTAACGTCTTTGGCATTTCGCTGATTGACGAAATAAAAAACTAGAAGCCTTTGCAGAGTGGTATCTCAATCCACTCAATCTGACCTGCGAAGGCTGCTACGAAGTTCACTTAACAATGGGCAGGCTCACGCCATGTGAAACCTGCCCAAAGCCTTTACTCCTAGACCCGGAAAATGAGTTGGCGTGGACGATATTCAGCAAAATGTCGTCACAGTTACGAACAGGCGGTATCGGAACTGTTTTAGGAGTTGACTTATGTGCGTTCCCTGTAGTTTGCGATGCGCTAAATGTGCCCCGAGAGGAGCGCCCAATTTTACTGGACAAGATTGTACTTATAAGTAATATAGGACTTAAATACTGGAACAAGAAAGAAGACGACGACACGGCATAGAGATTCAACGTTAAATAATTTTTATGACCGGAGACAATTCGATAAAGCTAGAAGTCGCCTTTAGTGCCAGTAATCAGGTAGTCCTTCAGCAGGTCAACCAAGGGCTCTCCCAGACTGCCAGCAATCTTGCCAATCTCCGCAATCAAGTTCTCTCCGGTGGTGCCGCAATCAGCGCTCTCCAAAACCAGTTCAATCTTCTTGCCAACGGGGCGCGAACCGGACTAGGCAATGCTTTTTCCTACGTCAGCCAAGTAGCAGGGAATTTATTTGGGGTTCTTCAGCGTCTCGCTTTAGTCGGCATCGGTGCCTTCGTGGGGGCGATGGCCACTGCCGTCTATAGCTTGAAGCAGTTGGGCTCCGAGTTTATTAAGGTCAATGAGCAGTTCGCTACTCTGGAGATTACTTTAAAGTCAGCTTTTAATAGTCTGACTGTCGCCAAGGAACTGGGTGCCGAGATTCAAAAAATCTCGGTCACTTCTCCGCTCTCGCTCCAGAGTCTTGCTGACATTACTCGGTCAGCCGCCACGATTCCCTTTTTGCGCCAGAGTATCGCCGCTCAGGGATTTTCTCCGGGAGGATACAACGACCCCAATGGACAATTTCAACGTCTTATTAGCTTGGTGGAGAAGATGCTCGCCTCCCGCCCTGACAAGGATGCTGAGTCCGCCATCTTCGCTTTGCGCCAAGCTCTAGCAGGTCAGTTTCGGTCGCTTGTTCTCCGATTCGGAATTCCGGCCTCAGAGTTTGGCGCTGTTACTTCAGGTGGAACAACTCGCGGGGTTACGTCCAGCCCCGATAAGATTTTCCAAGCAGTTGAGGCGTTCTACAATAACCTGATTACTCCGCAAGCCGTTCAGGAACTTACCCGCCAGCCAACGGTGATGTTCCAGAAGGTACTTCAGGAGATTATCCAGATTCCGCTGCTCAATATCGGGCAGTCCGGGCTATACGAGAAGTTTACGACCACGGTCGCAAGCTTCTATATGAGCTTGTCTGATTTTGTCAGCAATAGGTTCGCTCCTTATGCTAAGCGAATCTCAGATGCGCTTGGTTCCGCCTTCGACAATGTCATTAAAGGGCTATCAGGTGGCTACGATTCTTTGCTACACATAGTCGGACAAGGCTCGGTTGACCGCCCCGGTGTCAGCGTGTTTGACCGTTCCGCTCAGGCTGTCACCGCTGCTGCGGAGTACGCTGCTAAGGCCATCCCTAGCCTCATTGAGAACGTTACTAAGTTCTTCGCGGCGATAAAGCCAGTCTTCTCCGCTGTTGCCGAGGTAATTGAGTTCCTTGCTAAAGCTGTCGAGAAGTTTGGGCCGATTGAAACGTATATCGGCTACCAAGCTTTGAAAGCCTCTATTGCCCCGACGTTGCAGCTTGTAGGGGGTCAAATTCAGCAAGTAATTGGAAGCGCCATTGCCCAAGGAGCAGCAGCATACGTTAACGCAATGCCGTCTGCGTACGGGGCCACTACTGCCGCAGGCAAAGCTGTCAACGTTGCTTCTGTTTTACAACAGCGAGGTGGAGCTTACTTTATTCCTGCTGGTATTCAATCGCCACTGCGCGGGAGCATTCCTCTAAGCTCTGAAGTTCCCGTCACTGCCGGACTCGCCGCTAGTATCCAAGGTGCTGAAGGAGCTGCCACTCGTGCAGGATTGGCTACCGCTCTTTCTGAAGCTGTTACAGGTCTAGGAGCTTTTGCGCTTCAGTTTGGAGTCGCCGTCGGTATATTCGCCGCCGCTGCTTATGCTTGGAACAAGTTCCAGCAAGATGCCGACGCGGTCCAGCAGAAAGGTTTAACTGAGGCTATCAACGGAGCCCCATTGCGCCCTAGTAGTGTTGACGCGATAGCAGGACTGGTTAGCTCCTACACTACGCAGGCTAATTCGGCTACTCAAGGATGGCAAAGCCCTTCGTTCTTGATGCAAGGACTAGGCCCAGTTTCGAACACTTTAGGCCCCATGTTCAACCCGGAGAGCATGCAAAGAACATGGCTCCAGTCTCTCTTAGGGGTGGGAGGTAACCCCGGAGAGCGCTTAGGAGCAACGACAGTGAGCTTTTCTTCGCTCGACCAAGTAGAGCAGGACACGCAGAGGCTTGCCTCTTTCTATAAGAGGCTGATGGCAATAACTATTAAGGATGTTATCCCTGCTGGAGAGAATCCTTTCGGAGTAGAGGTTCGAGGAGACGAGCCCGAAAGAATAAAAGGCGAGTTGTCTGAGCTAGGTCAGATACTTATTGCTCGCAGAAATTTTGCTTCGGACTATTTAGGGGTTGATGTTAGTAAGGCGTTTAATGCGCCGTTTACTTCCTATGTTACAGACGCAAATAGAGATAAGCTAAATCAATACACAATCGGAGCCGGTAAATTTCTAGACACGCCTTCGCTACTTGCTAACCACAAAGATATTTTAGGGGGCTATGACCAGCTTAACCAGTTACTTACTGAAGTTAACGCTTCGGACGAATCGACCACTAACAGCCTCGGTTCTTTCGCCCAAGAGCTTAAAAAGAAACTCGGGCTGCGAACTGACACCGACGGTATTATTGAATCCCTTAAGAAGAAGGCCGACGCAGTCGAACAAGCACAGGAGCTTATTGATAAGCTAGGGGCCACTAAAATAGACCCCTCTTCTATTCTTGCCGAGATTGAGAGTTATATTAAAACAAGCAAAGCAGGCTTGGTTAATAACGATGACTCGGTTACCGCCTTTGAAAAGAGTTTAACCTCTGCTCAGTTGGATAGCCTTTCCACTTCTTTAAAAAGTGGTGCCTTAACAGGTGGTCTGCTGAGCAAGGGTCAGAGCGGTGTTAACGCCGCGAATGTTTCCATAGCGGCCAATTCAACACTAGCCGCCATTGCGCGTATCAGCGAATTCTTTAACACGATTGGCAACACGCTTAAAGGCAGCGAGCTTGCCAAGCTGCAAGAGTCGTCGGTGATGGACGATGTTAGCCAGTTGATGGCCCTTGCAAAGCTACCCTCAGACCAGATTTCTCAGGTCAGCAGCCAGTTAAAGCCCTTACTCGATGCCTCGTTTAAGGACTCTACTATTATTGGCAAGGTTCCGCAGCAACAAGAGGACATTCGCGCTCTCGGGGCACAGGTTCAGTTAATGTCTTATCTGGCTGACTTTTATTCGCAATTAGCCCAAAACAATCCAACCCTGATTAACAGCACACAGTTAACAGCGGCCCAGAATGCCTTACAGTTTTCGCAATCAGGTCTAGCCACCGCTCAGCAGAATTACCAAAACCAAGTTACCGGAAACGGATTCTTTAAATCATTAGGTGGCGGGTTCAGTGCTGTTACTACTGAGTGGAAAGAAAGCGCCTTTAATATGGCCGAAGTGGGACAAGGGATTGCCAAGTCGATTTCCAGCAGCTTTGACCAAGCATTTAGCAGCATTATCCAAGGCAGCAAAAATGCAGGCCAGGCATTTGAAGAAATGGGGCTGCACATGTTGCAGACCGTTGCCAATCTTTTTGCAGACAAAGCCTTTCAAAGCCTAGCCGGTTCTTTGTTCGGGGCGCTAGGTGGTGCCGCAGGGGGCGCGGTCGGAGCCGGAGCAGGAACAGGTGAAGGGGCAATCGACCCCGCCATTGCCAGCTTGCGCAAATCTACGGGTAGCCTAGGGGGAGGCGTTAACGTTAGTATTACCTATAATGAGGCTCCCGGTGGAGGTGCCTCCGAGAAGCAGTCAAGCTCAGGGAAAGAGACACAAGGGAAAGAGTTCGCTCGAACCCTCAAAGCAGGCGTACTGCAAATCATTCAGCAAGAGCGCCGCGCAGGAGGCACCTTGAGCCGTAGCGGTGGAGGTAGATAAATTTAACGTTGAACTTTTAAATGAACCTTTATTTTAACGGTGGTTCAGCAGCGTTCCTTGGAGACGGCTCTTTGTCCGGCTCCGATAGGATTATCGTTCCTTCGCAGGCTACAAACATGGGTCTAGCGATTCGAGTCAAGACAATGCAGTTTGGTAACGGCTATCGTCAAGACGCCCCAGACGGCCTTAATCCAGCAGCCAGAACTTTCAAGGTTGTCTTCACAAATAGGAAGATGCCCGTGCTTACCGCGCTCATGAATTTCTTTAGAGGTACAGGGGCCTCGCCATATACTCGCCGCCCGGATGAGTATTTCTTTTGGACTCCTCCTGCTCCCGAGAACGCACTCGCCGCCAAATGGAAATGTTTCGACCCCTCGATTACGTGGAACTCAGGTGTGACCGGAACACTCTCAGCAACGTTCAATGAAATCTTTGACCTAGGTGTCCCTGTGTTAGCAGGCACCCCGCTCGTAGACACGTCAGAGAACCTGTTTACTGACGCGCAAGGTAATCCAGTGCTCGGTCTATGAGCGCAAATCCAAGTTCATCAAAGCCACTGGCCGAAGCAGAGCTGTTATCTACTACAGCTCTTATTGAGCTTTTTGAGATAGACGCTACGGCTCTAGGCGTTCCGTCCATATTGTATTTCCACAACGGGCTCAACATTCTGAGCGCCTCTGTTGTGTTTAATGGTATTACCTACCAAGGCTTTCCCATTTCAGTTACAGGTTACGAATACAAGGTCAAAGAAGCCTTGCCCCGCCCAACCCTGAAGATGGCAAACGTTACGGGAGCCGTGACCGCTCTCGTTTTAGGTTACAACGATTTAGTAGGTGCGAAAGTTACCCGCCGACGCACCTTCGGAAAATATCTTGATGCGATTAACTTCCCGGGTGGAATCTCCTACACCGCCGACAATACCCTTATTTCGGCTGACACAACTCTTATCACCGCTGACGCTACCGGGTCCAGTGCCAACCCTTACGCCGACCCAGATGCTCAATACCCACCGGACATTTTCTACATCAATCAAAAGACGGCAGAGAATAAACTTACGGTTGAATTTGAACTCGGCACTTCATTCGATATAGACGGGATTACCCTCCCTCGCAGGTCGATGAACGCAGCTACCTGCTTGTGGGGCTATCGAAGCGCTGAGTGTTCGTTCGCGGCTGACCAAGTCATCGCAGGAGCAAACAATGGTTTACCTCCTACACCCATACTTAATTGGAAAGGGACATACAACCAAGCTACTGTCTATTCATACGGTGACGGTGTGCAACTCCTTTATCCCAGAGCGCCAAGAGCCGTGTTCGTTTACATTGCTGGTTCCTCGTCTTCGGGAAATACTCCACCTAATACGAATTTCTGGTTTCAAGATATGTGTGGGAAGCGCTTCTCTAGTTGTAAAATGCGCTTCGACCCGAACAACATAAACGCTACGCTGCCTTTTGGGGCGTTCCCCGGCACTGCTAACCTTCCTAACGTTGGAACATGAGTTTTGCTTACTTAACTGAGCAAGCACAAGAGGCTATTAAAGCCCATGCTTTGCGAGAACCCTCCAGAGAGGTCTGCGGGCTCGTTTTAAACGTCGATAGCAAGGTTACGACCCTAGAATGCTCCAATGTATCGTTGCAGCCGGAAAAGTCGTTCATAATCAATCCTAGCGCGATTCTGCCCTATCTTAAAAGCGGTGCTTTAGTCGCATATTACCATTCGCACCCTAAAGGCGACGAAAAACTGTCCGATGGGGACAAAAGAATCAGTGAGTTAGCCGGTTATCCTGTTTGCTGCTTCTCTTTGACTACTGGAAAGTTTGCCGAATACACGCCTTGCGGATTTCGTCCTCCGCTTCTCGGGCGTCAATGGATTAGCGGCGTGCAAGACTGCTTTGCGCTTTTTCAGGACTATTATCGCGAGAAGCTAGGTATCTATGTTGACCGTCCAGACATCACGCTGGAAGTTCTCGCCAATGGAGCGCCCATGTTGTTTGAATGGATGCGCACTCAAGACTTTGTTCGTGTTCAAGGCAAGCCCAAGGAACATGACGTGCTGTGCATGAGCATTCTTTGCAAGAGCGGTCAATGCAACCACGTTGCCATTTACACAGGCAATAATGTTATGATGCATCATCTGATTAACGAGCTTTCAGCTATCCGGGTATACGGCGGAGCATGGGAGCGCAACACAGTCGCAATCGCCCGCCACAAATCTTTAATCAAATGACAAAGGTAGTTTTACACGGAGCTCTTGCCAAAGCCATCGGTAAAGCCGAATGGCTGCTTGACATCAGAAGTCCCGCCGAAGCTATTCGCGCGATTGAGGCCAACTGTCGTCGCGCCTACAAATATCTTCGTGGCGACGGCAGTCAATCGCTTTATCGTGTTTTAATTGACGGTAAGGACTTTTCCTGTGTCGCCGAACTCTCAGCCCCCATTGGAAACTACGAAACTATACA